TCAATGATGCAAAGGAACTCGTGCTAAGGCCCGAGTAAAAGGATTTAGGGCGCTTCGCTGTAACACTACTAAATCCTTTAACCCCGTGGACCACATGGACCACTTTTATAATTCCCCCCCCTGCCCCCCCCTTCGGGGGGGGAGAAATAGATTTTCCTATCCCAAACCATCCTATGGGCTAACGCGGTGGGGGTTCGTTCAATTCATTCACCCTTACCCCCCAAAACCCCACACACCCCCCCTGCCCCCCGCTTCGCGGGGGGGAATCTACATCAGCGTAGTCATGTCCTTGGGGCTGATGAAAGTTGTCTTGTACCGTGTCGTGATCATGACGGTACCGGTGAGCTGCGGCATAGCGCCACCGTAAGGGACACTCCCATCAAAACCCTGGTTGGCAACCAGGACCTTGAACAGTGCCACGCGGTCAGGAACCGCTGTGACGAGACACTCGTCAGAAGCTGCGCCAGGGGCAAAGCCAAAAGCGGCGCGAGAGTTGTACCGCCGAAACATGGTAATCGGCTTCCCTGCACCACTTGAAACAAGCCGGTGGGAGGCACCAGGCTTGAGGGTAGAAAGGATGAGGCCTCCAGTTGTTCCGAGAGGGCCCGCAACGGCGGAACCAACCACTCCGTTCACCTCATCCGTGTGAGCAAGATCGTGGACAATGAGTGCCACTCCGTTGCCGTAGCCGTTCTGACCAGAAATGCAGAACTTAACCTGCTGCGTTGACTCTGTGCACCGGTACTTTGTGTACATGCCAGCCCAGTAGTCGAAACCGGTAGCAACCGTACCCCCCGTAACGTACGAGGGGTCATAGGGTCCGTTGGCCCTAATGGTGAACTCCTCAACGCAGTTGCCGCTTGCGCTGTTCGTCATGTTGAATGACTGCATGAGACGGTGGGTAAGCCAAACCGTCTTGGTGTTCTTCATGCCCGGGACCGCCGGAGCAAAGTCTCGAGCAATACGCCGCCGGCGGCTAACAGCAGGAGTCCTACGACGACGAGTGTACGGCTTCCGCCGCGTAGCCGACGCAAATCGTCGCGGACGACGGGCAGTACGTCCACGGGTAGCATAACGCTTGGGCATGTCAGTTCAGTGTGTCACCGATGTAACTAACCTGCGGCAGGGGTAGATTTACTATATACGATTTGTGATCCGGGGGTCTCACAAACCACCCTGCCATGGCGTCCAAGAAGTACGTCTGTCTCTGGGACTTCACCGCTCCCGCTAACCTGCCGGGGATCTCCAAGGATGGGATCATCAACAACCTCGCCCTCCATGCCAAGATGTGGGCGTTCCAGCTGGAGGCTGGTGCTGAGTCGGGGTATGCGCACTTCCAGGGGAGAGTGTCGCTGAACGAGAAAACCCGTAACCCCCGCAACGTGCTCCCTGCCGGTGTGCACTGGTCCCCCACCTCCACCGCTAACGGCAAGTCGTTCTCCTACGTCCTCAAGGAGGATACGCGTGTGGATGGACCCTGGAGCAACCAGGTGGCGGAGGCTCCGCCCCCGGGACCCCCCCGCCAGATCGCTTTCCTCAACGAGGAAAACATGTATCCCTGGCAGAAACAGATCGTCGCCTCGGCTAAGGAGTTCGACTCCCGTGTGGTCGACATTGTGGTCGACAAGAAGGGTTGCCAAGGCAAGTCGGTCATTAAGACCTTCATCGGGTTCAACAAGATTGGGCGCCCTGTACCCTTCGTCAACGACTATCGGGACATCATGCGCATGATCATGGGCACCCCTGCGTCACCCATGTACCTGATCGACATCCCTAGGGCTATCGACAAGAAGCATCTGTTCCAGCTGTTCGCCGGCATCGAATCCATCAAGGACGGCTACGCCTACGATGACCGGTACACGTTCAAGGAGATGTACTTCGACTCTCCACGTGTGTGGGTCTTTACTAACGTTGACCCTGACCCTGCCCTTCTCTCACGCGACCGGTGGCGCGTGTGGTGCATCAATGATGCAAAGGAACTCGTGCTAAGGCCCGAGTAAAAGGATTTAGGGCGCTTCGCTGTAACACTACTAAATCCTTTAACCCCGTGGACCACATGGACCACTTTTATAATTCCCCCCCC